CTTGGCACTAGCTGCTGCGTCTACGAGCTTCTGGTTGGCCTCTGTAAGCTGCCCAGTCACTCTGGTAAGGTCCTCGTTCAGACCTGTGATCTTCGTTGCCTGTAAGCGACTGTAGGAGCCCACAGCCACAAGGGCTATGAGCAACACAGCAACCACACCTGCTAAGATCAGCAGAGCCTTACCCTTAATCCAATCAAGCACCGCTGATAGAACTCTGCGGGATGACTCGACCGATCAAGCCAAGTACGCTGAACAGAACACCCAACCCAACCACAATGGGGAAGGCCAGGTCATTACTCAGCACGCCCAGGAAGGACAGGGCAGTTACGGACACAGCTTGCAGTACGTTGGCAGTGATTGCCAGCACGCTGTAGCTCTTCCAGAGTTTCTTCCAATCATCTACTAGTTTCAATTGCTATCTCCCCGAGACACATTTTCATTTCTTTGTCACGCCGGATAACCAAGCCCTTCAGCTTCTTACCCTTAGCGTACACCCATCTAGTCAGTTCTTGACAGCCCCCACGATAATCCCCCGCGTTAAACTTCCGCACCATAGTGCTTGGCTTAAGGTTGGTCTCGCCGATGTTGTAGAAGGCAGAGATCAGAGCAGCCGCTTGGTAGTCGTTAAGAGGAACTTTAATGGTCCGCTTAACTCCCGCCTCAGCTATACTCAGGTCTTTCCCCAACTGCTCCAGACACTGCTCGTCAGTGAACTTCTGACCTAGCCTCAGCTCCTTGCCAGTGTGCCCGTAGCACGAGGTAAGGATGTTAACTGGGTCTAGGTACGTCTCCTTCACCAAGCCCTCAGAGGGAGCTATCAGATAGCCCCCGCCGATTGCCACAGCAGTGGAGAAGCCAGCGGCAACTAGGTAAGCGGCTACCTTGTTGTTAACGGCCATTACTTCTTGCCTTTAGGCTTCGCTTTGTCCTTGCCTTTGTAACCACCCTTGCCGAATGGTACGAACCCCTTAGGGGCTTTCTTCTTAGCTGCTGCCATGATTATCTACCTTGGTATTGTTGAGCTTGATTGTTATGCAGGTCTTCTGCATACTTAGTTGCTTCCTCAGGAGTTTTAAACTTCCCTAGGAACTCACCGGTCTTGCGGTAGTAGTTGATGGCTTCCTTCTCAGTCATGATCGTACCCTCATTGCTGACGGTTGGGATCAGAATCTCAGGACCACCCTCTTCATCTTGGAAGCTCATGGACCGCACTGTCGAGATACTACCATCCGAGTTGTGAACAACCGGACGAGCGTTCAAGTCAATGTTGCCCTGAGCTACCATGCCGTCAGCCTTAGCCCCGAAGTCCTGAGTGGAAGTCGAGGCATCAGTCTTTTTTGGGATTGGCTGCCCGTCTTGTTGTACGCCGAAGATGAACTCGAAGTTGCGATCGAAGGAAGCCTTATAGTCAGTGTTACCACTGAGGTGAGCATCCATCCGAAGCAGCTTGTTGACGACCTTAGCAGCACCGTTGTTCAAATCCTTCGCCTTGTTCTTAATCTCAGTGCTAGCGTTGGGGTCAGCACGGAAGACTACACCACCGCCAGAGAAGATCGGTTTGATCTGCTGAGTGGCGTTGACAGGGGTAGCAGGCATCATAGCAGAGCCCTCAATGCCACCCAGGCCACGAGCGATGCCAGAGGTATCGACATTGGCCTTCTCGAACTCCTGCTTAAGCACAGGTACTACCTTGTCGAAGTACTGGGACTGTAGAATGGTCTGAGCATTCTGAGCAGCCTCAGCGTGGAAGCCACCACCTTGCGAAACGAACTTGCCATACGAAGGGCTGGCCAGAAGGTCAGTCACTTGGTTGTACTCGGCAGGGTTGTTCACAGTCAGGCTGTGTACATCAATCGACTTGAGGATGTTGGTGATGTTGTTGTTCACCTCCTCCAAACTACGAGTCTTGTCTTCACCAGTCTTAGACATAACAGTGTCAAGGTTGGATTTGACTACGCCGAAGTAGGTGCCTACTGCTTGCTTGTCTTCCTGTGTATCAGGCAATACGTCAGCAGGCTTGGAAGCACTGTTGGCGTTACGTTCAAGGATGCCAACGACAACCTTGTTTACCTCAGGCAGCAAGGACAGGGTTTGTGGACCAAGCATGTTAGAGAGGGTCATCACACGAGCGACCTGAGGGTCACCCATTAGGTTCTTCTTGCTCTTGGCTAGCAGAACAGTGTTCTCGTTCTCGAAAGCCTGCTTGTCCATTTCACCATTGAGGAACTTCATACGAGTCTCATACAGGCCACGCAATGGGCCAGAGATGTTCCCTACGTAATCACTCCCCGCGTCACGACCAGTCAGGTTAATCGCCTGCTGGATCACACTCCAGGACTTATCAGCTAGCTGCACAGCCTCTTGTGGAGTAATCTGGTTAGCTTCCTTCTGCTGTTGAATCTGATCCAAATCCTGATTGAACTTGAAGAAGTAACTATCCGCCATACCACCAACCGCCATCTGGGAGCGTTCCTTACGGACGTTCTCAGCCAGGTTGAGCTTAGCAGACTGTTGAGTGTACCCAGCAGTTACCTGTTGGATACGGTCAGTAGCCAAACCAATCTTGCCACGTTGCAACCCGATCTGTGCAGACTCAAGCGAGACTTGGTTCTGTTGTGCGTCGATATCAGCTTGGTGACGCTTGAACTGTGTGTAAGCAGCAGCACCAGCAGCAGCCTGCTCAGGAGACGCGTCTGGCTTAACCCAGCCTGCACTCATTGCCTCCTTCTGGAGGGCGAATGCCATCTTCTCCTGATCAGTACCTTCAGCAACCACACTGCCCAGACCTGCCGTAGTGACCAATTCCTTTTGGGTCTTGGCCAACACGTTAGTCAGTCCTGGGTTGTTAGAGATAGCCTCAGTGTAGTTCGCACGCATACGCATACGACCTTCACTAGAGGGAATCTGGTTAGTCTCAACAGCGTCAGCGATAGCCAGTTGCTTCTGAGCAAAACCACTTACAACTTGGTTGACTGCCTTCTGTTCAGTATCCTTCTGGTTCTTCTGGATGGCAGCGGCACCCACCGAGAGTATTTTACCCCCAATGTCGCCCAGAGCATTCAGGGCGATAAGGGAGCTTTTGTCTTGAACGGGTTGTTGAGGTTGAGGCATTGCCCCAACCTGATCAGACACGTTCGTTGTGAAATCTGCCATTGTTATTCCTTGTCTGGGTCTTTGTAAGTATTGATGAAGTCAACAGTCTCTTTGAGTTGCTGACGACGAACTTCGTCTATGTTAGGCAAAGCCTTGATCAACGCATTGGTTTCGCTAGCGCTCTGAATACCCGAAGCACGGAGTACGTTCTGATACAACCGAGCGTCTCCATTCAACACATCCTGCCTCAGCAATTGGTTGACGATTTCCTTAGCACGCATGTCGTCATTACCAAAGTGTCTCCACGCCTCAGTGTAAACCCGCTGTATGCCCAGGCTTTCCTGTGGTGTAATGCCTTGGCGCACTAGGTGCTTCTTGTAATCCCCATACCACTTCTTAACATCGTCCTCGAAAGCCTTAGACTTCTTGTACGTCTTATCACGCACGTAGAAAGCCTGTGTCTCGTCCATAGTACCAAAGCCGAACGCCTGAGCGATCGCCTCCGCAGTAGACACATTAGGGTCAGTGATGCCACCCATGGTGTTGATCTTCTGCTTGTACTTCAGGGCGTAGGCAGACTTGAACATGTTGGAGTAACCAGACGACAGCTTAGCGAACTCATTGGCCACTTGAGAGAACGTGGTTGGGTCAGTGTAGTCATCAGTCAGGTTGAAGTACCGAGCGCCTACCTTGGCGAAGTTGGTCAGCCGCGGGTTCTTGCCAAACAACATTTGACCGCCTGGAGTGGACGAGATAATCGTACCAACGTCCGTGGTGAACAAGCTGTGGATGAACTCGTAAGTCCCGAACATGTCCAGAGGAGCAAGTCCAGCAAAGTCGATGTTCGTCTCTTCGCCCGTAGACAGGCTCAGGAGCTTGTTGAAGACGGTGCCTTCGAGACCCTGTACCACCGCATCACGAGTGTCCTTATCTTCCGGTAGGATGTTCCCAAAGAGGGTGTACATCGCAGCAGGAGGCAGGGTGTACATGATGGAGTTGAATGCCGCCAGTCTGATCTTCTGTTGAGGAGTCAGGTTGCGGTTCAGAGTCATCGTCATCATCGCTTTGTGTGGCACTTGCATAAACTGGAAGACCGCACTGAGTGCGTTCTGGTTATATGGCAAGTCACCAGCAGCGTTCATGTTGTAAGTGAAGTTGCGACTGTCCGCGGAGATGGTTTGCAGCACCTCTTGACTCTTCAAGTCTGCACCATTACGGAACGCTTGATCGTAGTGAGACAGGTAGGAGGTCACGGTGTTGACATACTCACCAGCGTCGAAGCCAACCTTCCGGCTCCAAGTCAATGGCTTGTTAAGACTAGCCCGCAGATTGCTAGCCAGAGTCTGGTCAGCCAGGTTGATCAAGCTACCACGCACCAAGTTCTGTTTGTCAATTGCAGCAACCAGACCTGTGTCTTGGAAGTCCTTGAACACCTTGTTAGCCATTTCCTCAGTCCAGCCCGAGCCTTTCAGCAAGTCCTTCGAGATGGCCATGCCAAGCTGCTTAGCAGCAATGATGGAGGTCTGAGGGACCGCACGACCGCGCAGGAACCACGATGGGTTGATGGCGAACAGTTGCACAGCCTGATGTCCTTGTACCACGAATTGACGCAGTGGGTTAAGGGCCAGGTACAGGTTGAACGACAGGGACTTAGCAATGGAGCTAGGGCCACGACCTTCACCCATCCAACGGAAGGTTTTCTCAGCGCCGCCTAGGTACTTGTTACCAGCTACCTCAGCCAAAAACTTGAGGGCCACTTTGAAGGTGTCATCGATCGAGTTGATGTAGCCGTCTTCTAGATACTTGAAGTATTCGAAAGTCGACCGAGCATCAGCTAACTTCTTGGCATTCTTAGGACCACCACCGCGGTACTGGATGTCAGTGATATTGCCAGGGTAGACAGTCTCACCGAACTTGCCAGTTGGGTAGAACTCTTTGTACTGATCCATCTGACGCAGCTTGCCAGCATCAATCATGTCACGCAGTTCAACACGACGGCTGATCGAAGTGGCCGAGTGGACCAGGGCTTCGACAGGGGACATGATGTTGGCTTGCGATGGATCGATGGCAGAGGTAGTGTCCTCAAGGCGTTGGCCCCGAGTGCGCTGAGCAGAACGACCACGAGCAGAGTATATGTCCCACTCGTCGTCAGCACGACCACCAGCCTTCTTCAGGTCTAGGCGGTTGTAGTACTCACCACCGTCAGTAAGCGCCATCCGAGTTGTAAGGATGTCCGCTTGTTTCTTGGTCTTAGCAGTCGCTACGGCCTTCTCGTACAACACCTTCCCGTCAGCACCCTTAACTTTCTTAATGATGAAATGTGGATCAGTGTAGTTAACCGAGTAGTAACCCTTGCGGTAGGCTAGTACTTCGGTGCTATTGGTGATGTCACGCGCGTAACCCTTGCCAGCTTTATTGACATTGACAATGATATCAGCAGCATCATCGCCCACTTGGATTGGCGCACGCAGTTGAGCCAGAGTGCCTTCCTTCGCATACAGGTCAGTAATCTCGTCACGGTTCAGGTGTTTGATCTCACCGGTGGTGTGGTCGTACACTTTGGCCGAGCTGCCTGCACGCGTGCGTGCGATAGGCTTGGCGAACAGTTTGGTATCATGCTCAGCGTCGATGAACTCTTGGAAGCCACGGTTACGCAGCGACTTAGCAGCGTCTCGGTTCTCCAAGTGGTACACAGTGTCCCAGTATTCACGCCACGACTTCAGTGCATCAATCTCTGGCTCACGGAAACCTTGAGCAACCAGCTTGGAGTAATCCAAGTCCAGGCCACGTTCGTTGGCTTCACGAATCACAGTGTCGATAGCTAGCTGACGATCAGAGGGCAGCTTCTTGATGTTGGTAGCAAAGTCGTCACCAATCTCAATCAGCTTCTTCTCAAGGTTAGCAGCACGGTCAATAGCAACCGATGCACCTTTAGAGATCTCTGGACGGAACATAGAGGCAGCATCAACCAAGTGACGTTGGAGAGAGCCGACCCCACGAGCTGCACCACCAGCACCATTCCAACCAGTGAAGATGCGGTCGAACCAGTTGTGCTGTACGTCGAACTTCGACCACTCAGTCATGTCAGCAGGAGAGAATTGGTACTGATGATCCACTTGGATCAGGTAGTCAGTCTTCTTGCGGACAGTAACCTTGGAGCCGATGTCAGTCTGAGTTACTGTGTTGCCAGCAGCGTCAGTGGTTGTTACGAGCGAAGGCTCTTGGCCTTGCAGCTCAACACGCTTCTCAGCGACTACCTTACCTTTGGTAAGCTCAGCGTACTCCGACTTAGGCACTGGTACATAGTTCGTACCTTCACGCTTCAGGAGAGTCACAGCTTCGTCAGGGATGCCAAAGTCACGCAGTGCCCACTGAGCCATGTCAACAGCATCTTGGGCATTGCTAAAGCCACCTTGAGGTGGGCCATAGACTGCTTTGATGCCTACGCCATCAGCCAGAGACTCGACGTTGAACATTTCCTTGCGAGCCACGAGACCGTGAGCCGATTGGAAGTCGTTCACTACAGCAGCACGAGCATTGATCTTCTCAGCCTTGTCGTAGTAGATGTCTCCGCGGTTATTCACGAAGTCCATTACGTCAGGGTTAGGGCTGATCTTCTGATCGTTGATCTTCTCAGGGTTGCCCACCTTGTTGCGGACAGCACCGTCAACACCAGCGATCTCAGGGGCAATGTCGTTGCCTACAGCGTCAGCACGGCTAGTGCCGTACATAGCCTCAGCAGCTTCACCAGAGGTATCAGCAGCCGCAGCCTCGTGGGCGTTGATTGCCTTCTCTGGGTTCATGTCCTTGTAGTTCTGGCTGACAGTGGTTGGCTGCACTTGGCTGCGAACCTGTTGACGACCGATGTCACGGATGGCAGACTCAGACAAGTCAGTGGCTGCCTCAGCACCGCGGAGAATGCCCACACCCTTCTTGATTGTACGAGCAGCAATGCCGCCCAGCATGGTCAGGTCAAGGATACTAGTGGCGTTGTCGACCCAGCGATCGATGTTGTCATACGAGCCATCGTCCAGCACGTTTTGCAGGTACTGAACCTTGGCGAACTCGTTGGAGTCAGGAGACACGATGGCACTGTTGTTGTTCACAGCGTCAATGATCTTCTGAGTCATTTCCATGCGTTGTTCAGCAGGCAAGCCAGTGAGCATGTCACGGATGGACATCTTGGTGTCACCCAACAGAGTAACAGCAGAGCCGTAGGCACCTGGCTTGTTGTCTTTCAGATCAGCAACGATGCTACCAGCATACTTCTGCTCAACGAAAGGCATGAACATATCCACAACGTCGGACATGATCTTACCCATCTCTGGGTTCTTCTCAGCTACCGATCGGTTTAGGATCTCTTGGCTCTTACGCTTGTAGTCGTTAATCTCATTGATGGACTCAGCCAAATTAACACGGACAACCTCTTGCTCAACACTCTCACGTCCACTAGGCTCTTCAAGAGCACGGCTAGAGAGAATATTGCGGGTGTTGTATAGGGCACTACCCTCATCGTAAACCTTGTCAGCAGCAAGACGTTTATCAGCGTCAGAGACTTTAGGGTCGGACAGGACACTGATCAAGCCTTGCTGGCTTTGTTGGTACTGCTGATCCTTGGCCATCTGTGCCAGATCATCCGCGGTCTGAGACTTACCCTGTACGGTAAGCTCAGCGTTGATGTTACGGTACTGTTGGATGGCTTGGTCAGGGTTGCCTGACATAGCTGCCAAGTGAGTGGCTAGGTTCAGGTTAGAAGCCGGAGCCACTACAGGCGTAGTAGTGCTGGAGTCACTGATGAAGTCATCAAGACCGGGGGTGAAGTCTGTAGTGAAGTCGTCTAGACTAGCCATATTAATCCTTGATTAGTTACCGAAGAGGCTGTTGCCCATGTCAGAGCCGAAGGTTGGCTTGACTGTACTTGGGGACTTAGTAGCCATGCTAGCATTAGCTGCAACACCGAAGACGCTACCAGCAATGCTGCCAATACCCGACCACGTTTGCGAGCTAAGGTCACTGTCAGCAGCTTTCTGGCTCCACGATGCAATGGCATCAGAGCTGTTCTGTTGACGGGACTGAGTAGCCACGTTAGCGGAGATAAGAGTACCAAGGGCAGACGTTGCACCAAGTTCACCAGAGCTCTGGCTAACACCAGTGTTCTGAGAGCCCTGCATAATCTGTGCACGACGAACCCGTTCTTCACGAACTTGCTGACGGCGGTTGTTGTTTCGGTTGGCGGCCGACTCAGCTTGACTGACTTGACCTGCCTTTTTACGATCCTTCGCAGCAGCCTTAGCTTCTTGCGAGGACATGTACATAGAGCCAGCAGCTACCGCTACGGCAGCCACAGCAACAATTGTACTAACTGCGGCCATGATATTACTCCAAGATCTTTTGGAAGGATGTTTCAGTTGGGACAAAGCCAACCCGCAATGGCAGGAGGGTGTTGTGCCCGTTCTTGAATGTGATGTACCAGGTGCTAACCTTACGTGCCCTCAGGGCCACCTCAGAGGCTATTAAGAGCTTAAGGAACACTCGGCCACCACGGTACTCAGGGTCAATGTAGATTCCTAGTTCCTTGGCCTCTACACGGCTTGTGAAGAAGTCCTCAGCAATTAGGTTGGCGAAGTAGCCAACCACCTTGCCGTCCTTACGAGCTACCACCAAGGACACTAGATCGTTCTCGAACAGTGCCTTGATGGTTTCCCAGTTAGGATTGTATGGAATAGCACCCGACTTATCCTCTACCTCATTGTAGTGGGCCAAGCTCAGGGGGAAAATCTCCTGTGCGACTTCAAAGCTGTTTTCTTCTTTAAACTCAAACATTAGAGTTGATACCCATGATCATGGACCAGCCGAGCATACTGAGATGCTTGTCCGGCTCAGAGGTGAATAGGAAAGATACTACGCGACCGGAGCCACGGAGCTTGTTGCGAGTACGCACAGTTTCGTAACCATTATCCCAAGTGTCATTGATATCGGTTGGGATATAGTGACGGGTATGACGGTAGACCTGCATCGTCCTCCCCCACTTATTCGAGTTAGCAGAGTTAGACCAATCAAACTGTGCCTGCATGAGACAAGAGCTAGGATTCACCGGCTCGAAGTCTTCGCCCAAGTAACCAGTCTCCGTCTTACGGAAGTGCATGGTGACGTAAGGCACCTGCTTATTACGCTGATAGTCATTGGCCGATTGCCAGCCAGTAAGCAGATATGAAGGAGCATCGATGCCAACACTGTCGTATGAACGCCAGTCACGATGGAAGGTGTCCTTGTAGGAACCAAACGTGAACTTGATGGACGGGCTGGTGGCAGTGATAATCGCGTAGATAGTCTCACGAGTGCTTGGTGAGGTGATCGTTTGGGACGTAGTTACTAACACCCCAGATGCCGTCACAGGCTCAGTATTGACAGTCACTGCAATGTTTAGTGACGTAGCCCTGAATGGCGGCACGATGATGCCAGCTATAGGCAAGGGCAGTCGGGAGGACATGAAGCCAATGGTGGCCGGGTAGAACGAGCCGAGTGTAGTGTCAAGGACTAACTCACGGACTGGGTTGTTAGAGGCTAAACGACCACCGTACAACCATCGTACCTTCTTCTCGTATGTATCGTAACTGCCTTTACAGCCCTGACGGTCAAGCCCATCTATCTTGTCGTAGAACTTCTGGATGGTCTTCTGACTAATGTTCTCTGCAATGTAGTCACCAAACTGGTTAGGGGCTACGTTGTAGATGCCATCGTCAGACCAAAACATAAAGGTATTGTCAATCACCACAACGGAATTAGGGGAGTCACAACCGTGGGTAGTCACCTTGGTAGTCATGTAGTTAGTGGCCTTGAAGCCATAGTCACTACCACCTTGGATGAGCCACACACCGTTGGCTGCCAGCACAGCGAGGGCGTTGCCCACGTTGATTAGCCGTTGGATGTTGTAAGCACCCTCAATTCGAATGAAGCCCCCGTCAGTGTCTAGCAAGTCTGGAGTTTCTTTACTGGTTGGATCACCATCCTGATAGCAGGTGGTGATATCAGTAGGGTCTTCTACCAGTTGGCTGAACAGGACATAAGAGGACATACGTGGAGAGTTGTTGTCACCACCAGTAATCTCGCCAGAGAATCCAGCGTAGAATACACGTCCACTATACTCAGCGAGTACAGAGGCACCACCAGGAGTGGTATCAACTGGCAGTGCAGACACGCCTACAGTAAGCTGGCTATACTGCGCCATAAGCTTTTGATACTCAGCCAAGCGGCTAGTACCACGAGCCATAGCGTCGATAATGAAATAGCCTTTCGGGGCTGGGTATGTCCCAACTGGACTGTTGATGATGTCCTTGGCATTGAAGCGCTCAGACAGTCGGTCATCGGTGTCGTTGGCATCCGCATAGAGTGCAGAGGTGACAGCATCGGAGTTAGATGGATCACGACCTGCGATGTTGCGGAAGGCGGAGATAGGATCTTCCACAGTCTCAGCAGTTACCACTTTGCGTGGCTGAGCAAAGGTCTGGTTACGCAGGTTATAGGTGTGGGCTTGAGTGCGTGTGGTTGGGCGGATGGTTACACCATTACCCTCACGAAGGTTAACACCATCAACTATATCGGTGACGCCGAACTGGTCCCGGATTCGAAGTACTCGGTCTTCCGAAGATACAACACCAGCAGCAAACTTCAATACGGTGATGGGTTTCAGGCCGGTAGCAATTACCATGGTGCCATCCACTACAGCATAGGAGAAGTTCTTATCCACTGCCACTTCGTCAAACACCTTAGTGTAGATCACGTTGCCACTGATTGGCTCGGAGCCAGCATCGAAGACCTTAATCTGGTTCCCGATCTGTACTACGAGCAAGTCCTTTTGCGCATCACCACCAGCATTGTTCCAGCGGATAGAGGTGGTTGCAATCTCCCCCTCGATAGGC